GGGTTCCGCCTGTTTGACAAGCTGGACAGCACGGGGGAAATCACGCAATGGCTGGGCGACGGTTACGCGATATACCCTTTGATCGGGCTTCCCATACTGGACGAAGAAACCCTTTGCGCCGTGTTCGACATATCGGAGAAACAGCGGGAAAACATCGTTGTTCGGCGATCTGAAATGCCGGAAGCGGTCAACGTGGACGACACAGACCCGGCGGAGCGGGTTTTGCGCGACGACGACTTTTCGATCATCTACGGCGGCGCGGAACTGCAACCGCTAAAGACCCGAAACGGAATCACGTTCATTCAGAGGAAATACCTTGCCCCGTTGGAGGACGTGCTGGACATGGTGCAACTATACGAGCGGGTCACGCCGGACGGTCAAAGCTATATTGCGGCAAAAGCGGGCCTTTTGCTTGCGGCGGTTATCTTCCCTTACAAAGTCGTGAATGAAAAGTTCGTAACGCGCCTTGAAGAAATGGCGCGGGAATGCCGCAAGGTGCTTGACGCGCCGCCGCCCGTCCGCCCATTGGAGCGGGACGACACGCAAGGGAACCTATTTGAAGCATAACAAGGACGGTGAAAATAAATGACTTATCAACCGAAAGTTATACGTTGCCGCCTGAAAACGGGCGGTAAGACCATTCAGGACCTACGGGAGCAATACGCCGGGCAGGGGTTGACCTACCGGGACTTTGAGAACATCCAGAAAGCAAATGAACAGTTTGACGGTTTGGTGGTTCGCCTTACCCTTTGGGAGTACGACAACGGCGAATATTACCACCTGTACGATTGGAGCAAGGCCGACGACGAAAGAATGATGATGGGAATTTATTACGCCGAACAGACCCACCCATTCCCCCGGTACAAAAACGATTTTGAATCATTCAAGCGCGTTTGGATGATCGGGGACTATGACCCAGGAAGCGCCTTTGTTTTTCGCCGGGAGGACGTGGAAGAACTGGAAGTGATAAAGGAAGAGGAAAAGCGGCAGGAACCTACGCCGCCCACCTACCCCATAAAGAAGAAAAAGAAGAAAGGCAGGAAAAAGAAATGATTCAAGCGCAGTTTAACGCGTTTTGCCCCTTTGAGATCGGCGACAAACTCAAAGACACAACGGGGACGGTTCACACGATCACGGACATTGCTTGCGTTCACTACGTCCGCACGGGAAAGGTTGAATTTCGGTTTGAACTGGACCGTTCCGGGCAGTATGCGCCGATTGAGGTTAAAGACGCGCCGGGAGTGCGCTTTCGGCTGATTCAGCACTAACCCCGCCGCCCGGCGGGTCAAAAATAAAAACAGGAGGTTTGCACGGTGAAAATCATTTCAATTATCAACCTGAAAGGCGGCGTTGCAAAGACGCTGACCGCGGACAACATGGCCCACGTTCTGGCAGTTTTCCACAGTAAGCGGGTGTTGATTGTGGATAACGACAAGCAGGGCAACACGTCAAAAATGTTCGGGGTTCATTCCTACGACGACAAGAGCATTTCGGACGTACTGACCGCGCGGCGGCTGGATATTCACGAAGCCATAAAGAAAACGCGGTTCGAGGGAATCGACGTATTGCCCGCCAATATGACGCTGATTCGCGCGAACCTTGAAGTCATGATGGACAGTACCCGTCCGCAACAAACGCGCTTGCGGGCCGCGCTGGACCCCATAGCGGGCGAATATGACTATTGCTTGATAGACAACGCCCCCGACATCAACATTTCGACCATTAACGCCCTTGTCGCGTCCGACGACGTGATTATTCCGATCAAGATTGACAAATACGCCTTTGACGGTTTGGCGGAACTGAAAGAGCAGATCGAGGACACGCGGGACGACCTGAACCCGCGCTTGCGGCTGGCGGGTTGCCTGATTACCTGTTTTCAGCGGACAGACGCGGACAAGCAGGGGGAAGAGTGGTTGCGAAGCCAGCCCGAATACCCGGTTTTCGACACGCACATTCGCTATTCGGAGAAAGTGACGGAAAGCACCTTTGCAGAATCTCCCATTGCAGAATATAGTCGTCGGAGCGGGGCCGCAATGGACTATATAGCATTTGTGCGGGAATATTTGGAGCGCGGCAAGAAATGACGTGTCCGAATCGGACAGAAAGGGGCGTACATTATGGCAAGATTCAATCTGAATCAGATTTTAAGCGACGCGTCGAAAGCGGCGGCAAGCGGCGGGGAGCCTATCCCCCGCCCCGCTGAAAGCCGGATTGAAAGAATCAGCGTCTTTGACCTTGTGCCGTCGGAAGAAAATTTCTATTCCATGCGGGAGATCGACGAACTGAAAGCGGCAATCGAAATCGCCGGAAAGGTCCTGCAAAACCTTGTCGTCGTGCCGATGGACGGCGGGAAATATAAGGTCATAGCGGGACACAGGCGGCGGCTTGCGTCGATTGCCCTTGTGGAAGAGGGAAAGCCGCAATTCGAGTTTGTACCGTGCGACATTGAGCCGAACGAAGAAGCGGCGGAAGATCAGGAAGTGCGCGACGGCCTTATGCTGATTGTCACAAATTCACAGCGGGAGAAAACCGCATGGGACAAGATCGAAGAAGTGCGGTTCTTGCGGGAAGTGCTGGAGAAAGCACGCACAAAGCCCCGTTTCGTCGCCGTCCTGCAAAACATCGTTGCAACGGCGTTCGGCGGTGCAGAGGTTCAGGCGGACGGGACGCGGGACTTTATCGCAAAGGTACTTCATACCAGCACAACACAGATCGGGAGGTATGACGCGATTATTCGGAACCTTTGCCCCGCATTCAAAGCAGAGTTGCAAGAGGACCGCATAAATATTTCGACGGCCTATGAACTTTCCGGCCTGAATCCGGCAGATCAGCAAGCGGCGTTTGAAGATTACAGGGAAAGCGGGGAAATCTCGATCAGAACCGCACGGGAGCGGAAGCAGGACACGCCGCCCGCGGCGGAAGTCAAGCAACCGCCCGCGCCCCCGATTGAATATCAGGAAGAACCGCCAGCGTCCCCCGTAAGTGCGCCACAGCCCGCCGCACAGACCACGGAAACAAAGCGGCGGGAAGAAATGCCACCCACAGCGGAAACGCCCGCAGAGGGCCGCACAGAGCCGCAGGGACAGCCGGAAGCCGAGGATAAACCGCCCGCCCCCTCTTCCCCGCCGCCTATGAGCGCGGAGCGGGCAGACAATCAAGAAATGAGCGTTGACCGCGCCGCCCTGCAATTAAAGAATCTGCTGGAATACTGCATGGGGAAAGGGGAATCTTTCGACCATTCGCGGGACTGGACGGCAGACGTTCACGCCCTCTATATTGCCATTGACAAGCTGGCGGATTGAGGGTGAACCGATGAACCCGGAAAAAATATTGATTTTCGGCGGCTTTACAGAAGAAGAAGCGGAAGCGATAAAAGAAGCCGCGCGGATTTGGGCGGAACGCGTGCGAGTTGCCATAGAGGAAGCGGTGGCGGAATTTTCGCGGATTTTAACGGCGGTCGGCCCGTCTGACTTTGAAGCTTTGGACGATCTACGGAAAGAGTTGGAGGAAATCGGGAGAGAAAGCCGCGCACAGCGGCGGAAGATGGAGCGGAGCCGGGCGCAGGACATAGAACAGCGATACCGGGCGGAAATCAGGCGGTGCGAACGGGAAAGGCCCTATCGCCGGATATACAAGCCGCCCTAAAAGCAGACACAGGAGGAAAAACAGACGATGAAGCGGGAAAAGGTTATTTCGGTTTTGCGGTTTTACCGTGACATTGAAAAATCAATCAAACTGAACGAGCGGGTTATAAAGAACCTTGAAGATCAGTATTACACGACGGTGGGCGCGGTAAATATGGACGGAATGCCCCGCGGAAGCGGCGGGGGCGAAAGCCCCGTCGAGCGGGCCGCGCTGAACATTCCCCGTTCGGTCACAAACACGATTGAAAGCTTGAATCGTGAAAACAGCAGGCTTGCAAAGATCAAGGCGGAAATTCTTTCGGAATTAAACCGCCTGACATACCATGAAAGGGCGGTTGTTTTGGGGTTCTACATAGACGGCCTACAATGGGAACAGATTTCGGCACGGGTCAATTACAGCCCCCGGCAATGCCGGAATATTCGGAACGACGCTTTGAATCGGCTTGCAAGGCTTTTTTCGCAGAACAAGGCGGTTTCGCGGTTCAATTTCCCGCAAAAATAAGATTGCCACCCATTGCCTGATTTATCTGCTATAATGGGTATCGTGATAAGTGAACACAACGAAACGGGCGGCGAAATCCTCCACGCCGCCCGCATGATAAAAAACGGACCATGTTTTGAACACGGCCCGTTTTTTATGCGCTTCCGCAAGGGTGCGCGGGGCGGAAAATGAAAAACAAACGAAAGGGGGCGCGGGCGCATGGCACGCGAAAGAAGCCCGGCGCGGGACGAAGCCCGCCGGGTGTGGCTGGAGTCCGGCGGGACCATGACCGCCCGACAGGTTGCGGAGAGCGTCGGCACGACCCCCGCGCAGGTTCGCAAGTGGAAGAGCGCGGACGGGTGGCAAGCCGCCCTTGACGCGCAGAAACCGCCCCGGAAGCGCGGCGGACAGCCGGGCAACAAGAACGCCGCGGGAGCGGGCGCGCCCACAGGGAACAGGAATGCGGAAACACACGGCGCATATACCGCGGTTCGCCTTGACGATCTCCAGCCGGAACAGCGGGCATATATTGAGGGCCTAACACTGGACACCGAAACAAATATGCTTGAAGAGTTGAAACAGCTTTTAGCAAAGGAAATCGACTTGCAAAACAAGATTGCCGCGCTTGAAGCGGCGGAGCCGGACAGCCTGTATATAGACCGCGTGGTGGAAATGAGAACGCCGAAAGGTCAAGAGCGGTTGAAGCAACAGCGCGAAAAGCTGGAAGCCCTGCAACGGGAAGAAGATTCCTTGCTTTGGGATATGGACAGCGGCGAGGGAGGAAAGCCGCCGACACGACAGCAGGAAAAGAAACTGGAACGTCTGCAAAGGGAGATTGCGGCCTTGCAGGACACCACAGGCGACAGGGCGCGGGAACTGGAAGAGAGCGCATATAATGTCACAATGCAGACGGTTATAAAAGCCAGCGCATTTGACCGAACGATGAAGCTTGAAGCAGAGTTGAACAAGATACACGGGCGCGTTATAAAACTGCTTGATTCAATCAAGGGGTATGAACTGGAATGCCGCCGGGTGCGGCTTGAAGAACGCAAGTACAACCTTGCAAAGCAAAAATTATCCGGCGCATTCGAGGTAAACCCGGAAACAGGCGAGATCGACGACGAAAGCGACGATATTTCGGACGATTTAGACGTGTGACAGCGGCCCGGCGATAGGTTCTTTCGGCAGCTGACAAAGCTTGCGGGTTCGGCGACCCCAGCGCAGGGGCAGGGACAAAAAATTTTTGAACGCTTCCGCGGTTCGGCGGGCGTTTTTTAGGGGGAGGGGGTCAAAAAAGCGGTTCGCGCAGATCGGGAGGGGTGAAAAAACTTGAAACTTTACGACGTGAAAGCGGTTGCCCGATTTATGGACGTGTCCGAACGGCGGGTGCGGCAGTTGCGCGACGAAAAAGTGATTGCAGAGGTTCGCCCCGGCCTGTACGACCTGATCGACACAAACCGCCGCTATATAAACTACCTACGAAAGCGGAACCCGGAAAGCGAAGAAGCGATAGACTACAACACCGAGCGGGCAAAACTGGTTCGGGCGAAGCGGAAAAACGAAGAATACGAATTGCAGTTGAAAGAAAACCGACTTCATGCGTCGGAGGACATAGAAGCCGTCATGAAAGATATGTTGGTGAACTTCAAAGCGCGGCTTATGGCTATCCCCGCGAAGCTGGCCCCGGTTCTTTGCAGGAAAACGGACAGGGCGGAAATATTCAAACTGCTAAAAGAGCATATCGACGAAGCATTGCAGGAACTTTCAGACTTCAACGCCGCATTTGGAGAGGGGGCAAAGGACGATGAAGCAAGCGACGGTTGATTTGTTTTGCCGGATTTTCGCGGTTCTTGCCCCGCCGCCGGACAGAACCGGGTGTTCA